TTATCCTTGAGAAATTTCAAACTGCGCCGCAATACGGCGGCGCCATGGGCCCGACAAAGGGCTCTCGATCACTCCGTGACCTGAATAAGAATGAATGAACATCGGCTGCGGCGCAGATTGTGACACAATGCCGATATGTTTCGCCACAAGGCCATCGCGCATCCGAAACAGCAAAACCTGCCCCGCACAGAGCGGTGTACCGCTCACCTCTTTCATATGGCGCAGCCCAGCCTGATACAGCAATTCCTGCCCCTGCGGTTCTGACCAATCAGCGGTATAGGCTGGTACCTCTTCGGGCTCTGTGCCGAAATATGTGCGCCAGACGCCACGCAACAACCCTAAACAGTCACAGCCGACACCTTGTACAGATGCTTGATGCAAATAAGGCGTACCAATCCATGTGCGTGCGATCTCTACAATGCGTTCGCTCATTTGCGCAGGCTCCCGCCCGTATTCGCGCCAGAGCTACGCGGAATGTTGACCAACCAATCGTCACCAGGAAGATCAGGAAAGCCTTGGAAGTTTATGAAATTGCTAAACTTTTCACGGCATGTAATACCGCGCTTATCACAGCCTGCAACAAGTCGCAAAATATCTTCCGTTCCTATCGCAGCACGAATGGGTTCCCAGAGGGTGATAATGCGCCGCGTACCTTCGGTCACATCAGACTTGATCACGCCACGCAGCCCGTTTGCCGCGCCCGTTTCAACGATCAACTGTCCGCCCTCAAACCAACGCGCGTTAAATGGCGATATCCCCTCAAAAACAAAACTTTGACCTTCGGTGGCCGCAGCGACCGACGCAGTAGTACTAAAGGCAGGGTCCAATAGGTCCACGCCGCAACGGGCATCCCCCAAAACAGCACTGCATGTCTTGAGATACGAGCGCCCTTGCGGTTGGTTTAACGCCTCGGTCAAGCCCCGTAGTTCGGCCTGAAATCCACCGTTTGCACGCGTGATTTCCCCGACGCTGCCCTGAAATCGCAATTGCCGTGCCTCTGGGTCGTCCCATTGCACCAACCATATACGAACCTGCGCGCCATCATAACGCCCTGCGTCAATATCAGCTTCGGTGATGGCACTATCTGACAATACGCCAACCGCCTCGGTATTATTGACCGATAGCCCGCTTGTGCTCGCCAGTGCACGCGCGCTTAGACCGTTCTCGGGCTTAAAGGTCATCCCATCGAATACGATCACTTGATCATGATCTGTAAAGCCAAGCGTGAAACCATCGGTCCGCTCAAGCGCCCAACAATAACAGGTGTGTGTCGCACCGACTGAGAGATGCGAAAGCAAGGATGCGTTGGTCATACACGCACCTCAACAATCGGCACATTCGGGATTTCACCCGCTTGGAAGTTCGACACAGAGGTCATAATTGAATCGGTATCAAACCGCACTGGTACGTCGAATTCAAAGCCCGCACGAATATCTGCCCCGACATCAGGAGGATGCCCAAAGGTCAGCACCCCTGTGGTATGGTCAATTTCGTAATCAACGCCTTCGCGCTGCTCGACCGCACCAATGGCGACGTGCACACTGCCCACCACAGGTTTCGCGATGGGGCGCACATAGCTGGTCTCACCCGAGCGGTAAGTCTTGCTTAGCTGAAAAGTCGCGCGTGTTTCGTCACCTACCCCGATCAACTGATCACCTGCCTCGACTTCTTTGGACGGCGAACACGACTTAAAGTCACTCCAGTCCTTCCAACGAAAACCGATCAATTGTCCCTGTCGGGCCTCAAAAAACGAAATCAACGTTTCAACATCGTCGAGCGACCGCAGCCCCATGCCCGCGTCATAGCGGCGCCTTGCATGGGCCCAGGGCGTGTTGCGTTCCTCAAATCCATTCGCGAGCGTAACAATGTCAGTGCGCCGCTCTGGCCCGCCCACGGACCCAAAGCTCAATGAGGCAGGAAACCGAATGTCATGAAATGTCATGATGACCTCTTATCTGTTACGTTGACCACGCCCCAAGGCGCGCGCCATCTGCGATGCAATCTGACCTTGTGATCGTTGAAAGCTTTGTGCATCGGGGCTTGAGATATTCATGTTGACGGTCACTGCTCCGCCGCCCTGACTCCGCACACCAAGTCGCCCATCAGCACCGCGTGTCAGCGGCATGATGGCTTCGGGGCCAGCTTCGCCCATCAGGCCAGTGCCACCGCGCATGGGAAAGGTCACCGGGCTGCTGACAACGCCACCTTTTGCAAAGGGCATCACGCGCCCCTGACTAAACGCACCGCCATCGGCAAAGGGCATCATACTAGCGACTGCCGAGTTCAGCCCATCAGCTACAGCACCACCCAGATGGTTCATCACCGGATTTACAGCCGCAGAATAGGCCGTGTTGATCATCGATTGTGCCAACCCGCTCAGCGCATCAGACAATTTCGTGCCATCCAGCACCAACCCATCAAATGCGCGCCGCAACCCGCCCGAAAATCCGCGTTCCAGATTGCCCAAATCTCGTGTTGTGTCCGCCAATGCGGTTTGCACCCCACGCAACTGGCTATCGAACGCAGCGGTGACCTGCGCGGCGTCGCCAATCGTTTGTTCCAGCGCCGAGACATCGCTGTCGAGCTGGTCAATTTTATCTAAACTATCCATTCACACTCTCCTTTCGTGCATCAGGAAATGCGGCCTGCAATGCGGCCAACCGCTCGCGGCCCATAGGTGCAGTCACCTGCTGAAGGCCCAACATCGTTTGCAGCTCTAAAGGTGTTAACGCCCAAAACTGCGCGGGCGTCAGACGCAGCCCATGAAGGCCCGCATGCATCAGTCCCGGCCAATCCAAACCAATCATGTCGGCATCGCAAACGCCCGCGCAAGCAAGGTCGCCGCCAACTGTGCAGCCCCCACGGGACCACCAGCAATCTCTGCCGTCATCAGATCCTCTGACGTCCCCTCCCAGCCCGCGCCGCGTAATCCGGCAACAATGACCGCCATCACGTCGCGGCTGGAAAAGGCACCGCCCTCGAACCGACGAATAAGATCAATCAATGATCCTTCGCCAAGATTGGCTTCGAGTTCAGCGAGAGCCCCCAAAGTCAGTTTGCAGGTATAGGCTACGCCATCAATGCGTACTTCGGCCTCGCCGGTCCAAGGGTTTGCCATTAGATCAACGCCGTAAAGCTAAGCGCACCAGCCGATGACAACGATAACTCGTATGTCGCCTCGCCATTGTGCGACCCCGCATATTCAATAGCACTGATTTGGAACGGGCCTTCTACTGTGCCAAAGTCAGGAATAATCACCTGAAAATTGGGTGTTTCACCGTCAAAGAAAATCTGGCGCGCGCGCTCGTCAGTGGCGTCATCCTTAAAGACACCTGACCCAGAGATCGAAGCCGTCTTAACGCCTGCACCACCAAGCAATTCGCGCCAACCGCCTGTGCTCTCGAGGCTGGTGACATCAACGCTTTCCGCATTAAAGCTGATGCGTGTGGCGCGCAGACCCGCGACTGTCTCGAATAGGCCGTCGCCGGTCATGTCAATTTTGACCAAAAGGTCTTTGCCGTTTTGGGCTACCATAGCCTTCTACTCCTTATGGGGGTTAAACATCATCCGCGACACGGGCGCGGAAAATCAGGTTAATCTGACGCATATCGCCGGTGCCGACGCGCGCGGCCTTAGCCTTGTAAAAACTCAACGACACCAGAGCTCCGCGGCTCAAAGGCAGCTCCGCATCAACCAGCGCATCTGACACAGCAGCCGCGGCCGATTTTGCTGTCGAAAACCCGGCACTTTCGGTCACGACCGATATTGTAAACTCGTGAACTGCTCCGCCGCCCGTCTTGTCAGAGGCATCGCGCACATCCTCGGCCCCCAGCACCACATAAAGTGGTGGTAGGCTCCCGGCGGGCAAAGCATCGTAAATCGCGCTCCCGACCAGATTGCTCAACGCCGGGTCTTGGGAAAGACATTCATAAACTGCGGCCTGCAAGGCCGATGCAACACCATAGCTCATGATGCAGTCTCCTCTACGGCATGACAGGTCAGGAACCTTGCATCCGCATCCTGCTCTGCCACGGCTGTAATGTTGAAAACGCGGTTGCCTTCACGAAAACGTTGCCCTGCAACCGGGCGTGAGGCAGCCCCTTCTTGGGCGGCGCGCACTGTGATACGGTACGGAACACGCGACACGCTGGCCGCAAATGCAGCGGCCTCGCGCCCAGTGCCGGCCTTAATCGCGGCCCATAGAATTCCCAATGGCTGCCATTCACGGATATAGCCTCCGGCGCCATCGCTGACTTGCTGCGGCGCTTCAAGAACCAGCGCACGGTTTAACCTTTGCGCCTTCATACCGGGTTCCCCATAAACAGGCGGACCGTGCGGTACTGTTCGATCAAGGCCGACACACCAAATGGCATCGCTGCGGTGCCATGATTAACATCGTGACGAAATTCATAGTAATGCGCCGCCAACATCAAAGCGGCATGCCCCAGATCAGCAGGCAAATCTGACCACTCGGGACCAAAGCCAGCCATAAATCCAATACGAACTGATCCGTTCATTGGGATATGTGGTAGCGCCGTTCCAGCGGCCTTGAGACTTGGGCGCTGATTGTCTGGCTCAAGATACCAACTGTCAGCATCTGCAACAGTTTCATCGCCATTTTGCGCAGTAACACTCAGGTTAGAAATTGCGCTTACTGGGGCAACAGGTAGCGGCTGACGACGTGCATCGCGCCACGCGGTCAATGTCCAGCTAAATTCGCGTTCAATAAGGATCTTACCTGTCCGCGCTTCGATGGCAGCGGTGGCCGCGCGCAAATAGCTTTCCAAAACACCGTCTTGTAACCCATCATCGGAGAAACCCGAACCAAGGCGCAAATGGTCTTTGAATTGTGCGACCGGTAGCGCCGATTGTGGCACGGTGGTCTCTTCGACTAACATCATGGATTATCTCCGAAAATCTCTGATATTTTGATTGATCAGGTCAAAACCCCGGACATGACGGACCAGCGCCACTCGGACGGAAGGAAAATGCTGGACAACACTGGCCCGCATATATGTCCGGGGAACGGGGGCTTACCCCCTGCTCACAACGGGCTTAGCTCGTTGCGAATTTCAGCAGTTTGATCGCGGCAAAGTCGCTGACGGCACCACCCACGCGTTTGGTCGCATAAAACAGCACATGTGGCTTGGCCGAGAACGGATCGCGCAGCACGCGCAAATCTGGACGTTCAGCAACGGTGTAACCCGCACCAAAGTCGCCAAAGGCAATCGCTGTCGCATCAGCGGCAATGTCAGGCATATCCTCGGCAATCAGCACCGGGTAACCCATCAGGCGCGCTGGCTCGCCCGCAGCCAGACCATCAGACCACAAGAAACGACCATCATTGTCTTTGAGCTTGCGGATGGTGCCAGCAGTTTTCGAATTCATTACGAATGTACCATTCGCACGGTATTCAGCACCCAGCGCATAAACCAGATCGACAATTGCGTCACCGCCATCAATGCCACCCGTTGTGCCAGTCGGGACATAGCCCAGGTTGCCCCATGCCCAAACGTCATTATCAACTGTTGGATAGTTCAGCAGACCTGTGGGTTTATCGATACCGTCGCCGTTAATAAATGCGCCCGCTTCAGAGCGCGCAAATTTATCTGCGATACGACCGGCCAGCCAGCCTTCGATGTCGAACGCGCTATCATCCAACAATCGCTGTGACGCTTTGGGCAGCGCAGACAGTTCGTGCAATGGAATGGTGATACGATCGATCTGCGGCGTATCCGTTTCAGCAGTTGCGGTTGTCTCGGTTGCCCAACCAGCACCCATTTCAGTGTGGTCAACCAGCACATCATATGATGTCGCATCAACGCTCACGACATTGGCAATCGCCCGGATCGAGGCAGTCGAAGACAGCGTGCCCTTGATTGTATCAGACGTCTGTGGATCAACCAGATAACCGCCATCTGCTGCCACAGCAGTGTTCATCGACTTACCGTCCAGCTCTAGACCACGCAGCGCGTCATCATCGCCCGAACGCAGATAGGCAGCAAAGGCTTTCTGATGTGGTGCATCTTCGGTGGCACAATTGGCCAATGCTGTGCGCGCGTTCATCATTGTCTTACGGTCCAGCTTGTTCATCCGGTCATCCTGTTTTTGAATTTTGGCACTAATGCCGTTAGAAAACTCTTTGAATTCACTTACAAATCCGGCAATCGCCGCATTCAGTTCCCGGGCAGGAGACACATCTTCTCCGACCCGAGAATTGCTCTCAGTTTTGATCATCAATCAGTCCTTAGATTGTTGTGGCTGGGCTAACCCATCGCCATCAGGCGGCGTGCATCTTCAAATGCAGCGGCCAGTTCACGCAGTGGCGCATACGTCGGGTCATCGCCCTTCGCAGCAACACGTGCATCAGGAAGCATAGGAAAGGTCACGAGTGACACCTCCCACAGCTCCAACTGAGACAAAAGGCGTCCACCCTTGTCGTCCTTTTGGGCCTTAACGGTGCGGTATCCTATCGACAAACCGTCGATGGCACCAGCACTGACCAGCGACGCTGCCTCGCGCCCCTTTGCCACATCAGTGAGCAAGCGCCCCTTGACCCACAGACCGCGATCATCCTCGCGAACCTCATCCCAAACGCCAATCGGTTGTGCCGGGTCATGTTGCCAAAGCATCTTGATCTGACGCCCCTTTGCCAAAGACGCGCGATAGGCTCCGGGCATCACTGTATCACCACCCTGATCGGGCAAACCAAACAGCGACGCATAACCGCTGATCACCGAACCATCGGTCACCGTCACATCCGCACCGACATGGCAGAATTTATGTTCCAAACTCATAGCGCTCTCCCGCTTAGTGCTTTCACAATTTCGAAAACCAAAAGACCAAAACACCCACAGACGACCGCCCAAATTTGGCGCTCTAGACGTGTCACCATGAACTCGATCCGCCCTAGGCGCACATCAACCTGCGCAAACCAAAAGTCCGAGACGACCGGTCTGGTGCTACGATGTGGTTTTCCCTCGAGATCAACGACCTTACCCGGCATCGCCAACCTCAATCGCTGGCAGACCAAGCAATGCACGTTTTTCAGGATCGGTCAGAAAAACCGCGTCACTCACGCGGCGCCACTGCGCGTCACGCTCGACCGAAAGCGCTGGGATCTGATCCAAATCTGGTTTCAACTCAAAGTCTTCACCGCAGAAATCCGACAACCAATCTGCAATCGTGCTGGTCACACGGCTCACAAGAGGTAAGACAGTCAGTCGATAAAACGCACGATTGGCCTCTTGGTAATTGGCATAGGTCGCATCACCCGGAATGCCCAACAGCATCGGCGGAACACCAAAGGCGATAGCAATCTCGCGCGCCGCGGCCTCTTTGGTCTTCTGGAACTCCATATCTGACGGCGAGAAACCCATCGGCTTCCAGTCCAACCCACCCTCTAAGAGCATCGGACGCCCGGCATTGCGCGCGCCTTGATGTTGGGTTTCCATTTCACTGAGCAACCGATCATATTGATCCGCCGACAATGATCCTTGACCGTCAGAACCTTTATACACGATGGCACCAGATGGACGGGCGGCATTATCCAGCAACGCCTTGGACCAACGCGAAGCCGCATTATGAACATCCACGGCATTTGCCGCCGCCTGAAGCGCGGACAGCCCATAATGGTCATCCTGCGGATGGAAGTTCTTGATATGACAGATCGGCCCCTGCCCGTCTGTGACAGTGAAACGATGCTTGCGCCCGTTAACACTATATTCATACGCCGCAGGCCAGCCATCGGCACCAGGTACAATCGCCATGCGGTCCGAGCGCAACACATGTAGCTCAAGCGGTAAACCTTCGTCACCAACGGCCTCAAGATACCCATTGCCCGTCAACAAGAGTTGACCAACAACCGCCTCGAATAGCTCAGCGCGGCCTTGTCCAGCATTCGGCCGCTTGAGCAGCGACAGCACCGGGTGCACATCATAGCGTCGGGCGCTATCTTGCAACACTACCGGCACAGCGGCTGCGGCTTCGGCAATCATCTTGACCGCACGAAAACCGATTGGGTTATGCGTAAACCCGGTGCGGGTCAGCGACACTGTATCGCGCGGACTCCACGCGACACGACCCGCGCCAGACATCGCCCGAACACGCCCCGTAGCCGAGGCCTTTGCCTCTGGCACAGGCCGCTCAGGCGTCGCGCGGTTCAAGAATTCAAACATTCAAAACTCCTTTGGGGGCGATCCGTCGAGGTGACGTCCCGCGTTCCATGAAAAACAATTTGCATTTAAATGATTACAAAGTTGGTAGGGATGCGTACGCACCCCTACGCAACGGCATCAAAGCCCACGAATAGTGGGCTCTTGCCATTTCTGAGCAGGATCAATCATCAGATCATGCAGCGCCCATACCAACGCATCCACCCGGTCAGGCGAACCGCGACCCGCAAAACCTGTCGCAGTCATCTGGCACATTTGATCTTCCAACTTAGCCAGACCACGCGCATGTTTCACGCGCCCCTGCTCATAAAGGGCGGCGATTGGCTCTGCTCGTGCGACCTTGCCACGCGACGCATGAACAGAACGATAAGGAACCAAAGGGTCCAATTGCCGTAAAACAGCCTCGACCATATCGCCGCCCTGATTGACCTCAGCGACCAACCGATCAGCACCAAAGCGATGCATCGCCGAGATGGCAGCCTTTGCCCAATCGCTCGGTCGCGCAGCAGCGACCGTCAAATCTGCAATCACATAGGAACGCCATTCTTGCGGCGGCCCCTCCATCACGACACCGGCGACGACAATACCGCATTCATCAGACCCCTTGTGCGAGGTCGCAACCGGATCAATCGCCACAACGACACGCGTGCACTCTGGCACATTGCGCACCTGCGACGCGGCCAGTTGCTCCATACTCCAAAACGCACCATCAACATCATCCAGCAAGGTGCCATCAATTTCCTGTCGCCCAAGCGAAGTACCCGCATAGCGTGCCTCGATCTCAGTAATGAAACTTTGCGCAAGGTTCGCCCGATTGGCTTGTGTCGGCGCGTGCGTCATCACCGTGGTGTCCAAGCACAGCAAATCGCGCAGGACAGAAACCCGCCTCGGGGTCGTGGTAACACAAGCCCGCGGATGATCCCCCAACCGCAAACCAAATTGCAGCATGTCCCACGTCTCGCCGCCCTTGCGCCACTTTGCCAGCTCATCCGCCCATAGCGCGTCAAATTGCGGGCCACGCAGGCTTTCGGGCTCATGCGCAGAAAACAACTGCGCCTGCGCACCATTTGGCCAGACCAGCATGCGCCGGGTCGATATCCAATCTGGGCGACGATCCGGTGGGCTCACTGCCATGATCCCGCTTTCGCCAAAAACCATAACCTCGCGCGCCTGATCCATGGTCTCAGCCACAATAGCAACTCGCCGGGCGGTTCCGGGAACGTTTGGGCGGGGTCCCTCAACCATTGACCGGACCCACTCTGCGCCCGCGCGGGTTTTGCCCGCGCCGCGCCCCCCCATAATGACCCAAGTGCGCCAATCACCAATCGGCGGCAGCTGATGCGGCAAAGCCCAAAATTCGAACAAATAAGGCAATGCCGCCACCTGGGCCGCGCTCAAGGACTTCAGAAACTCAACTTGGTTCAAGCGTGGTGCGGATGCGATCAATTTGGCGCCCGATGTCAGCCCGCAAGGCATCATAGTCGATTTCGACATCTGGCTGATTGGCTTGTTGTTGGGCATAAAACGCCTCCTCCGCTGCAAGCACCTTCAGGTGCACTGATTGCAATTCACTGATTTTGTTCAAAAGAGGTTTTGGCGTCGCGGCCGTCGGCGGGCCGATATCATCCAGCATAAGCTGCAAATAGTCCCGCACACGGACATATAGCGCTGCAATCTCGGCCACGCGCTCCGAGGCAGCATCAAGGGCACCTCGCCCCTGATCATTGGTTTTTGTCAT